TTTCCTGCCATGCTCTGTTCCCGTGTCAGCTTTCGCTTTTCGGTTAGGCAGGTGGTTTACCGCGTTATCTTACGGTGTAGTTCCCACACTACAAAACAACATCATGCCCTATCTGGGCGCACATCCAGTCCGATTGTTGCCATATTTCATTTCTCCCTTCGATTAAATATTCAAATCATAGACTTTCGCCGCATCAACGACGAAGTTGTGAAAACCGGTATCTTCTTCATAACCTATATACCTTCTATCGGTAATGGTAAAGTCCGAACTTAGCAGTATCGATACCACTTCATTTTTTCTTGTTTGATAATTGCCTTTTGAGAATAAGGAGAGGCGAACTTCCTGCAGCTCTGCTCTAGGCAGATCATCAGCATAATGGTCGAAGATATCACTCATAGGAATCAAAACTATATACTGATCCGGTGGTTTCTCACTGAACAATCCAGTTTCTATAGGTATTCCTAAAGGTTCAAGGACCTCACTTATATCTTTCAAAATACTATGATTCATTCCATCCGCCTCCTTCTTTTTAGATTTTATTTATCTCTTGGTCCAGCTTCCTTTTCATTGCTTCAATACAGGCTTTTCTGCTGGCTGTTTTTGCCGGCTTTAAAAATGGCTTAGCCAGCTGCCCGGATTTGCCGTACTCTATGATATTGGCTAGCTTGGCATTAGATTCTCCATCTTTTCTAGGCTCGTCAAAACCTACCTTTACGTTATAATTACCCTTATTGTCAACTCCTGCTGGTGATACACCTAAGGCATCTACAAGTTCTCCAGTGGATCTAGAAGGTTCCTTCGTATCTTTCCCTATAACCGACTGCAGGTTTGATTTAACCTTGGCTTTCACCACTTCGCCGCCTTCTTTTAATACCTTGGGGATGATTTCATCTGTCTTCTCAGCTAAGGTTGATACTTTTAAAAGAAAATCCTCCGGCATTTTGTAACTTGATCTTGCCATGAGAAATCACCTCCTAGTCCTTTGTTGCTTCAATTTTTTCTGCTGCTATTTCAATATATATTCCTCTGATGATTTCCACACTAATGACCTTGTACTCTGAAGCGAGGCATCTAATAAGCATACCGGGTTCAATGGAAATTCCAGGAATCTTTCTCAGTTGAAATGTGGCATTGGCTTTGGTGTAAACTGCCATGTTGGCCCATTTTCTCGACCCGTGCTGTTCTTCTTTATATGCCCTGGCACTGGCGATGACCTCTTCTCCCTTGGAAGAAAATCCTTCATCGTCTTTTGCCGATACCGTGTCTATTATGTCTATTTTGGTGTTCATCTTCCCAAAGCTCATCGACATCACCTGCCTTTACCTGCTTATCATCATATCCACTGTTCCTGTTTTTTCTTCTGCTTTTTCGGTAACATCTTTTCTGACGTTTTCTTCTATTGTTTATCCACAGTCTTCTCATCAAACCTGCCACTCTTTTCCCATTCGAAGGAGTAAATGTACCGTCTTCCACACCTGTTCCGAAGCTCTGACATCGTCGTTGAAAAAACCTCCTGTTGATCCGTCTCTACTTTCATAAAAATGAGAAGCCAGCATGACAATTCCCTGTTCTGTAGCTGGTGACATTGCATTTAGCTGATAGTAGTCCTTCCCAAGATGCTGAAAACCTTCTGCGTAGCTTACAGCAGCGACAATATATCCTTCAACAAGAGTATCATCTTCTGAGTGTTCAAGAATTAGATTTTCTTTTACCTTATCAATAAGTGCCATTGTTTATCACACGCTTTCCATCAACCCGGCTGCTTTTAGTTTCGCAAGTAAAGAGTTAAAATCAACGACAAGAGCCGCTGCATCTACTGCAGTGCTGTCTGCTTGAACTGCGGCAGGCTTTATTTCAGTTCCATCAAAGGTTAATTTACCTTCAGCTGCTATCTCAAGCTCACCGCCTATTACCGTTTTTTCTCCGCCCTGCTCTGTGTAGTTTTTAGTGTTGTATCCCATAGTTATTCCTCCTTATCAAAGTTAAAGAAAGGCATCCTGCTGACTACCTCCCTGTAGATTTTACTAAGCTTTCTGCTGAAGAACCTTTATTGCTTCAGTAAGAATCAGTTTTCCGTCAAGTCTTTGAGATGCCAAGAAGCCTACCTGACCATTGGCTGCATAGAGTTCGTTCAATCTTTTAAATGTCCTACCCTGTCTATCTGCAATCCAGTAGTATTTAAAGTCTCCAAAGACAATGGATTTCTCTCCGGCAGCAGCTGTTGGCATATACTGTGAAGTTACTACCGGTCTATTTAAAATAGTGTCAGGTGTTCCAGCTGTAAGAGATGGCTGCCACAGATACTGTCCCTGACCGTCTTTAAGCTTTCTAAGCTTTTTTATGGTATCGTCGTTTACAAGAAAAGATGCATTTTTTCTGTAGGAGGACTTAAGACTGTGGTAAAGATCAAGTACCTCATCAATTACAATAGCTGTAGTTCCTGCTGCAGTTACTCCTAGCCCGGCTCCTCCGGTGGCATTTAGAAGTCCTGTTGGTTTTGACGATCCGTTGCCGGTAAGGAACGCTTCCTCTTCAGCAGCACCTATTCTTCGTGCAAACTCGGCTGCTATGTAGGCTTCCAAATCAAAGTAGCTGTCGTTTAGAAGCTCATCGGAAACTTTAAGCATTGTTCCCAGTTTGTATGCAGACAGGGTTACCTGAGTGAAAGCATCATCACTTTCAGTAAAAGCTGCCTCTTCGTCCATCCATACTGCAGATCCCTGGCTAGCAACTACAGGAATCTTCCTGTCTCCATAGCTGGTAGTAATAACGTTGCACATATTTCTTAGGACGTTGGCTTCTTGAAGAGCCTTTATAAGTTGATGTTCATATTCATCCGGCACTAAAAATCCACCTTCTGAATCTGTCCCAATTTGAAGTGCGTTTTGTACCGATGGATTCATCTTGTTTCTCATAGCACCCCAGAAAGCATTTTTATATGAATCAGATGCTCTTCCAGTTTTTTCTTCTGTCATCTTCTCAGGTCTTGAAGCAAGAGGTTTACTTATGGCAGCTGAAAATTCTCTGTCCATAGCCTCCTGTCTCTCAAGGCGCTCAATTTCATTGCCTAGGTTAACCACTTCATCTTCCATCTTTTCATAAACTGCATTGTCTTCTGGTTTGATCAGACCGTTCTCCTGACGATGTTCATCAAGAAATGTCTTGGCCTGCTCCCAAACCTTGGCGCGTTGTTCTCTTAGTTCTTGAATTTTACTCATATTCATTACCTCCAATTTTTAATCAGCTCCAACCTTCTTTCCAGCTGGGCGATAGGGATTAGTTTTGTTTCTTCTGGTGTTTCTTCCTTTGCTTCTTTAACCTTTGGTTCAGGTGCCATACTCTTTTCCGGATCCTTTGTTTCATCTTCATTTGCCTTTAAATACTTCATTCTGGCTTGAATTCCAGGAAGTTTGTTTCTTAATGCATTGGTTACAGTCATCTGGTCGAATATAAAGCCTTCAGTCATTTCATCAACCGACTCTGATTCGTATAAAATCTTGTCGGCAAAATTAAGTTCAATTGCCTTATGGGCACTCATCCATGTTTCAGCATCCATCATGTGTGAGATTTTCGCTCTGGATTGTCCTGTCTTTGTTTGATAAGCATTGATGATACTTTCTTTTACTTCGCTTAAGAGATTAATTCCTACCTGCAGATCCGCCACCTCTCCGGCAATTAGCATGGCTGGATTATGAATCATAATTACTGATAAAGGAGAAACACATACCTCATCTCCCGCCATGGCAATTACAGAAGCCGCACTAGCTGCAAGACCGTCAATATGAACACTGATATTTCCGGGATATTCTTTAAGCATGTTGTAAATCTGTGCTGCTGCAAAGGTGTCTCCTCCCGGCGAGTGTATCTTTACAACTATGTCCTCATTTTCAGGACCACTGTCATAAAGCTCTGTCTTAAACTGTTTAGGGGTGATGTCGTCATCAAACCAAGAGGACTCTGCAATATATCCTTCAAGATGCAGGGTTCTCACAGGTGACTCTTCAACTTCGTTCACCGCCCACCGCCAAAATTTATCCATTAAACCTACCTCCTTTTTTGGCATGAAAAAAGCACTTCCCTCTTTGAGAAATGCTGATGTTCCTTAATATTAAATTTGTAGTTATTTACAGAAATATTCCAATTTTATATTTATTCTTCAGGCTTCTCACCACCTTCACCCATTGCCTTTTTTACGTAAGCCCCGGCCATCTTAAGCGGAAGCATGTTTCCGTTGATAAGATAAAGATCTCCACCATCTTCTTTGGAGATGGGATCCATATTCTCCATTCTTCTCACATCATTGACTGAAAAAAACCCGTTCTGAATACCGATGGAGTAACCGTCCATTCTTGATTTGTAGTCTCCCCGCATTAGTGCTGATGCATTAAAGGATACAAAGCACTGACCTTTTTCTTTTTCAAGAAAGAGTCTCTTGTTCATTGACTGTTCTAATCTGACCAGCCACGGTCTTATAGTATGAACTACAAAACTGATGGATTGATTCTCAATATTGCTGAATGAACTCTTACTGAGATCCGCCACCATATGAGGAGGCACTTGAAAAATTCTACAGATCTCTTCAATCTGAAACTTCCTCGTTTCTAAAAACTGAGCATCGGAGTTTGGCATGCTTATAGGCTGATACTGAAGACCGTCTTCAAGGACTGCAACTCTATTGCTGTTGCTGCTTCCTCCATAAGCCGTCTGCCATGCATCTCTAACCTTAGTAGGATCTTTAATTGTTCCAGCTGTTGATAAAATACCACTTGGTGTTGCGTTGTTGGCAAAGAACCTACCACCGTATTCTTCAGCTGCAATGTTTAATCCGATTGCATTTTTCGCAAGAGCCACCGGTGAATATCCCATTACACCGTCAAAACCAAGACCGGGTACGTGAAGGATATCTTCTGGACCTAGATAGTGGGTTGCTCCGCCTTTGCTGTATGCATAATACAGATTGCCTTTCTTGTCCCTGTCCACCGTCATTCTATCTGGAAGCAGCGGATAAAGATGTATCACTTCTCCTTTTCCATTTCGAATAATCTGACAGTAGGAATTTCCCCACAGGAGTATGTGAGTCATCATAGTTTCTCTTAAGGTAAAGGAAGTCATCTCCGGATTAGGCTCATCGTGTAAAATTTTATATAGAGGATGAGCATACATCTTTTCCTTACCGTCACCTTTGTACTGATAAGTATGAAGAGGTAAAGATGCTACCGTCTCTGCTATGATTCTCACACAGGCAAATACCGCAGTGGTCTGCATGGAGCTTCGCTCATTAACAATTTTTCCTGATATGCTTTGTCCCATATAAAAGGCAGGAGCGCTGCTGACACTATCTGTCGGTTCAGCCCTTGCCTTGAAAAGCCATTTAAATAAATTTGCCATAAGTTTATACCTCCAAAATTTGCATACTAAAAGCACCCATTTTAATGAGTGCTCTAATCTTATTGTTTAATTTCTTGCCAGCTTATTATTTTTCTAAATCCAAAATTCTCATTTGCATTTTAGATTAAATCTTACTTTCTAATTTTTCTTTTCTTTTAATAAAATCACTATTATCTACCCCAACATTATTATAATAAACTATAGCTTTTTCACATACACTTATTGCTTTTTTATAATCTTTATTCTTTTCATGAATTATTGCTAGTCTTTTAAATGCTGGTATGGTTACTGGAAATCCTTTGTAAATATTTTCTTTTTCTTCTTTTACTTCTTTCTTAGAAAGATAATTTGAAGATTGTTTTAATCTTTTTAACTCTTTATCCATATATTCTTGTTGAAAATCATTTAGTGTTTTAAGATCATCTTCGCAGTATTTGATGCATTCATCTACATACTTATCATCTATTTTTCTATATTTATAATAAAATTTTTGCAGCTCTATAT